TTCAAGCGTTGGGTGCTGGCACCTGGCGCTGATCTGACCGGTCAGCCTGCCAATGTGGTGGCGCAGTGCCAGGCAGCGTGGACGCCCGAGGTGATTGCTGCGTGGCAGGCCAAGATGGCAGCGGATCCGTTCGCACGCCCCTGACGAGCCCCAACGATGAAGGCTCGCTACAAGGATCCAGAAGGCGGGCTGACAGAGGCCGGCAGGCGGCATTACGAGTCGACGGGCGAGAGCGGAAACCTCCAGCCCGGCGTGAAGGAATCGAGCCCAACCGGCCAGCGTGCTCGCCGCAAGGGTTCGTTCCTAACGCGGTTCTACACCAATCCGTCAGGCCCGCTGGTCAACGACAAGGGTGAGCCGACGCGGCTTGCGTTGGCGGCTCGAGCATGGGGCGAACCTGCTCCGCGCACCGCAGCTGCTGCGCAGCGTCTGGCCGCGAAGGGTCGCAATCTGCTCGAGCAGTACAAGGCCGAGGCTTGATATGGAATACGACAAGAACACAGGCGGGATGCGGCTGACGCCAGAGCAGATTCTCAAGCGCCACGACGCGGCCCAGAAGAAGAAGGACGAGTTTCAGCAGATCTACCAGGACGCCTACGAGTTCGCGCTCCCGCAGCGCCAACTGTACGGGGTCTGGGAAGGCGGCAGCACGGGCACGAAGAAGATGCAGCGCGTCTTCGACTCGACCGCCATCAACAGCACCCAGCGGTTTGCCAACCGGCTGCAGTCGGTGGTCTTCCCGCCGCAGCGCAAGTGGTCGCGGCTCGAGCCTGGCCCGTCGATCCCGATCGAGCGCACGCAGCAAGCGCAGGCGATCCTGGACGCATACGGCGACAAGATGTTCGCCGTGCTCAAGCAGTCGAACTTCGACATCGCGATCGGCGAGTTCCTGCTGGATCTCGCTGTCGGCACGGCCTGCATGATGGTGCAGCCGGGCGACGACGTGACGCCGATCAACTTCATCCCGGTGCCGCTGTTCCTGGTTTGCTACGAGGAAGGCGCGAACGGCCAGGTGGATAACGTCTACCGCAAGATGCGCATGAAGGGCGAGTCGATCCAGCGCCAGTGGCCGGATGCGAAGCTGCCGGCTGAAGTGCAGATGCGGATCGAGCAGAAGCCCACCGATGATGTCGACCTGGTCGAGGCCACGATCCACGACTACAAGCGCGGCGACTACTGCTATCACGTCATCGACAAGATCTCGAAGCAGGAGATCGTCTACCGGCGGCGCAAGACCTCGCCCTGGGTGATATCGCGCTACATGAAGGTCGCGGGTGAGATCTACGGCCGCGGGCCGCTCATCACGGCGCTGCCCGACATTAAGACGCTGAACAAGACCAAGGAGCTCCTGCTCAAGAATGCGAGCCTGGCGGTCGCCGGCGTCTACACGGCTGCCGACGATGGCGTGCTGAACCCCAACACGGTCAAGATCGTGCCGGGTGCGATCATCCCGGTGGCACGCAATGGCGGCCCCCAGGGTGCGAGCCTGCAGCCCCTGCCCCGCTCTGGTGACTTCAACGTGTCGCAGCTGGTGATCAACGACCTGATGGGCAGCATCAAGCGCATCCTGCTCGATGAGTCGCTGCCGCCCGAGAACATGAGCGCCCGCTCGGCCACCGAGATCGTCGAGCGGATGAAGGAGCTCGCGCAGAACCTGGGCTCGGCGTTCGGACGCCTGATCAACGAGACCATGATCCCGCTGGTAGCCAAGATCCTCGAGGTCATGGACGAGCGCGGAATGATCGACCTGCCGCTGCGTGTCAACGGTCTCGAGGTAAAAGTAACCCCCGTCGCGCCGCTCGCACAAGCGCAGAACATGGAGGAGGTTAATGCCATCCTCCAGTATGCGCAATTGATGCAGGCGTTCGGGCCTGACGGCCAGCTGGCGCTCAAGGGTGACGCGGTGGTCGACTACATCGGCGACAAGCTCGGCGTGCCGGCCACCGTGCGCAACACCCGCGAAGAGCGTGCCGTGCTCATGGAAGAGGCGCAGAACAGGCAGATGGAAGCGATGGCCATGCAGCAGGCGGCCATGCAGGCCCAGGCTGCAGCGCCAGCAGGAGCACCCATTTGAGCGGCTGGGAAGAGATCGAGGCGCTTGCGACGCCCGACATCCGCGAGGCAGACCAGAAGCGCGACGACCTGGATCGTCTGGTGCTGCGTGTATTCAACGGCGAGGACGGCCAGCGGTTGCTGATCTGGCTGCGCCACATGTACGTCGACGTGCCGATCGCCGTGCCCGGCACCGACCCCTCGCATGCCTTCTACGCTGACGGTCAGCGGTCGGTTGTGCGAGACCTCCAGGCGCGGATCAAAAGAGCGAGGAACCTTTGAGCGAAACCGCAAACGAGCCCGGCAGCACCGGCTTACTCGACAGCGTTACCGTTGAAGACGACAGCAAGCCGGCAAGCCCCCAAGCAGCGCAGATCGATCACCGCGCCGCTGACCCCAGCGCACCAGCACCCGAGGATCCCCTCGAGCGCCCGGACTACTGGCCAGAGAACTTCTGGAAGAAGGACGCGAACGAGCCTGATCTCGAGGGCATCGCGAAGTCCTGGCGCGATCTGCGAGCTAAGATCAGCAAGGGCCAGCACAACGCTCCGGCTGACGGCAAGTACGACCTGACCGCGTTCGGCGATGGCAACGCCGAGAATCCGATGGCCAATGCGCTGACGGGCTGGGCGAAAGAGCGCGGTCTCAGCCAGGCCGACTTCGACGACCTGGTCGGCACGCTGCAGACGCAGGCCAAGGAGCTCATGCAGGGCGAGATGGTCGATCCGGCTGTCGAGATGAAAAAGCTGGGGCCGAATGCCAACGCAGTGATCGGCGGCATGGTCGACTGGGCCCGAGGCCTGGTCAATAAGGGCGTCTGGGGCAAGGACGACTTTGAGGAGTTCAAGATCATGGGCGGCACCGCAGGTGGCATCCGTGCGCTGATGAAGCTCCGCGAGTCTTACGAGGGCCGGATCCCGATCGAGGTCGCGCCGATGGAAGGTGCGCCCAGCAAGGAAGAGCTCTACCAGATGGTGGGCGACCCGCGATACAAGACGGACGCCGCCTACCGTCAGAAGGTTGAAAGACTATTCCAAGCAGTCCTACAATAGCCCTGTAGTCTCCTCCTCCCTGATGGATTGACCCGGCCTCCCCGCCGGGTCTTTTTTCGTCCACTTGTCAAACGGGCCGATCAGGAAATAGAATCGGCGTCAAGGCCCACCGGGTTTACCCGACCCTCACCGCAGCGGAAGCTGACGAGTGGCTGGCGCAACCAGCAAGCATTCGGCCCTGTGCAACGCAGGCCCACCGGCGCGAGAACCCCAAGTTTTCAACCGAATGAGGTGATCAAATGGCAATCGGTCTTTCCAATGCCTTCGTCACTCTGTTCGACGCAGAAGTCAAGCAAGCCTACCAAGGCAAGGCAATGCTTGTCGGGGCCACCAGGGCGCGTCGCGGAGTCGAAGGTTCTATCGTCAAATTCCCCAAGGTCGGCAAAGGCACCGCTACCCTGCGCGTTCCTCAGACCGATGTAACCCCCATCAATGCGAGCTTCTCGCAAGTCACGCTGACCCTGCAGGACTGGAATGCCGCTGAGTACAGCGACATCTTCAGCCAGGCCAAGGTCAACTTCGACGAGCGCCAGGAGCTTGTGCAGGTTGTCGCCGCCGCTGTCGGCCGCCGTCAGGATCAGATGATCATCGACGCGCTGGTCAACTCGGGAACGACCGCCACCGTTGCGAACAGCATCGGCGGGTCGAACACCAACCTGAACCTGGCCAAGCTCCGCGACGCGAAGCGCCTGCTCGACAAGAACAATGTGCCGCCCGAGGGCCGTCACATTGTGATCCACGCCAACAGCCTGTCGAACCTGCTGTCTGAGACCTCGGTCACCAGCAGCGACTTCAACACGGTCAAGGCGCTGGTTCAGGGCGAGCTCAACACGTTCCTGGGCTTCACCTTCCACGTTCTGGGCGACCGTTCCGAGGGCGGGCTGCCGATCGATGGTTCGAGCGACCGCAAGGTCTTCGCGTTCCATCAGCAGGCAATCGGCTACGGCGAGGGCATCGCGATGCGCACCGAGATCAATTACATCCCGGAAAAGACCAGCTGGCTGGTCAACGAGGTGTTCTCGGCCAACGCGGTTGCGATCGACGCCGAGGGCATCGTTCAGATCACCTGCCGCGAATAAGGAGCAGATCATGGCATTTTCGAGCACTGGTCTTGCATTGGTCGCCGGTTCCAAGGCTGGCAACGCACCGCAGATCTGGTCTTACCAGTCGGCTGATGCGATCGCCACCGTGAACACGTCGGGCTACTTCAACGACGTGGCCTCGCTGATGAAAGTCGGCGACTTGGTCTATTGCTACGACACGGCAACCCCGACCGCCAACCTGGTGGTTGTGGTGTCGAACAGTGGCACCGTTGTCGATGTGTCGGATGGCACGTCGATCACCGTGACCGACAGCGACTAATAGCAGCAGCAACCAGAAGGGCCGGCTTTCGCCTCGAGCGGAGGCTGGCCTTTCTCACATTGAGGGGCCGCAATGGCTGCAGGTGATACGGGAGTCAGGATCTGCTCGGACGCGCTGCTCATGCTGGGCGCAAAGGCGATCACCTCATTCAACGACGGCACCGACTCGAGCTCGGTCTGCGACCGGCTCTACCCCAATGTTCGCGACTCCACCCTGACGATGTACCGGTGGAGCTTCTCGATGAAGAAGATCGCGCTGGCGCAGCTGGTGACCGCACCCGGCAGCTATTGGAAGTACGCCTACCAGTTGCCTGGCGATCGCCTGGGCAACCCGATGGCGGTATACCCGAGCAGCAATGTAGGCACCCCGATCGACAAGGATTGGGAGATCCAGGGCGACCAGCTGCTCACCAACCTGACCGCAGTCTTCATCGATTACCAGTACAGCGTGCCCGAGTACGCGATGCCGCAATACTTCGTGCAGCTGCTGAAATACCAGATGGCCTGGCACATTGCCGAGGCGATCACCGAGCAGCAGGACAAGTCTCTGCGCTGGCAGCGGGTGGCGCTGGGCGACCCGGCTGAGAACATGCGCGGGGGTTATTTCCGGCAGGCCTGCCAGATGGATGCGCAGGGTAACCCGAGCCGGGTGATAGAGGACTACACGCTGGTGGCGGTGAGGTACTGATGCCGCGCTTCGTCGACCTGCAGAGCAACTTCTCGACGGGCGAGCTCGATCCCCTGCTGCGGGCCCGAGTCGACCTGCAGGCCTACAACAACGCGCTGGCCAAGGCCACCAACGTGCTGATCCAGCCCCAGGGTGGGCTGAAGCGCCGGCCTGGCACCAAGTACATCCTAGAGCTCCCCAACAGCGGGGCTGAAAGCGCCGGCAACGGGGTGCGCCTGGTGCCGTTTCAGTTCTCGGTCGACGACTCCTACATGCTGGTGTTCACGCACCAGCGGATGTACATCATCAAGAACGGGATGGTGCAGACCAACATCAACGGCAGCGGCAACAACTACCTGACGACCAGCATTGGCAGCAGTATTGTCGACGACATGTGTTGGACACAATCGGCTGACACGCTGATCGTTGTCCACCCTGACCTGCAGCCGGTGCAGATCACGCGCACCAGCGACACGGCCTGGACGGCCACGACGATCACGTTCGACTCGATCCCGAAGTACGCATTCAACATCGGCTTTCTTACGAACAATGGTTCGACGCTCACGCCCAGCGCGGTGAGCGGCAACATCACGCTGACGGCCTCGACGACTCACCACGACAGTGGCGCAGCGCAGGCCGGATCGGCGACCACAATCACGCTGAAGTCGACCGCGAGCGCCACCAACGATATCTATAACGGCATGTACGTCACGATCACCAGCGGCACGGGTTCGGGCCAGATCCGGCTGATCGTGGACTATGTCGGCAGCACCAAGGTCGCGACGGTGGTCGAAGCCTGGACGACGGCGCCTGACGCCACCAGCAACTATTCCGTAACGACCTGGACGACGCAGTCGGTCAACCAGTACGTCAACGCCAGCCCGCAAGGCCGCGCCAGGATCCTGCGCTACGTCTCGGCCACGGTGGTCGAGGCGGTGACCGAGTACCCGTTCTTCAACATCAGCGCGATCGATGCTGGCCGCTGGGAGCTCGAGTACGGGTATGTGGATGTTTGGAGCTCCGGCAAGGGATGGCCTCGCTCTGTCACCTTCCACGAGGGGCGCCTGTACTTTGGCGGCAGCAAGTCGCGGCCATCCACAATCTGGGCATCGAAGATCGGCCTCTTCTATGACTTCGTCCCGACAGAGAACCTGGACGATGATGCGCTCGAGGCGACGCTCGACACGAATGACCTGAACGTCATCACCGACATCATCAGCGGTCGAGACTTCCAGGTGTTCACGACCGGCGGCGAGTTCTACGTCCCGCAGCAGGGAAGCGATCCGATCACGCCGCTGACGTTTACGTTCAAGAACGTGAGCCGCAACGGCATCAAGCCTGGCACTCGGGTGCAATCACTCGAGTCGGGCTCGGTCTACATCCAGCGCCAGGGCAAGTCGCTCAACGAGTTCGTGTTCAACGACACCCAGCTGACGTACATCACGCAACGGATCTCGCTGTTGTCTGGTCACCTGTTGAAGGGGCCGCAGCGGATGGCCATGCGCAGGGCGACCAGCACCGAGGAAGGTGACCTGCTGCTGATCACCAACACCGACGACGGCAGCATGGCCGCATTCAGCGTCATGCGAGCACAGCAGATCACTGCGCCGTCAGAGTTCATCACCACTGGCGACTTCGTCGATGTCGGCATCGACGTGACTGACATCTACACGGTGACCAGCCGCATCGCTGCTGCAGACCTGCTACTTGAGAGCGGCAGCAATCTGCTGACCGAGGACGGTGAGCCGATGCTGCTCGAGCATGGCGGGCCGAAATATTTCGTCGAGCTCTTCGACGATAGCCTGTACACCGACTGCGCGGTCACCGGCGGCGCGGCATCGAGCGCATCGAGCCTGCCGATGGTCAACGAGATCGTCAACGTGATCTGCGACGGGGTGCCGCAGGGCGATGAGGTAGTGAGCGCCGCAGGCACCGTGACGTTCGACCGGGCATCGGTCTACACCTACGAAGTCGGCCTGCCCTTCACGGTCTACTGCAAAACCATGCCGGCTGAGATCCAGTTGCAGACCGGCAGCCGCGTGAGTTTCAAGAAGCGGATTGTCGAGATCAGTGCGGTGGTGAAGGACACGCAGGAGCTCGAGATCAATAACCAGCCGGTTGCGTTCCGGCTGATGGACAACCCGCTGCTCGACGAGCCGGTGCCGACCTTCACTGGCATCAAGCGCGTGAACGGAGTGCTGGGCTACGACCGCGAGCAGGCGATCGAGATCTCGCAGACGCTGCCGCTCAAGATGACGCTGCTGGGTCTTGACTACCGCATCGCGGTCTACTCGGGGACATGAGATGGCCGACGTATTCGGTTACGACCCAGGATCTGTAAGCGGAGGCGCGCCAGCTGCAGCCGCAGCCGCTCCGTTCCTGTCTACTGGGCAGATGTATGGCGTCGCTGGCCTGATCGGCGCGTATGGCGCAGCGCAGGCGCAGCAGGCCCAGGCAATCAACCAGCAGACGGCCTACCTGGTGCAGGCCCGCGACACGCTCGCGGTGGCCGAGATCAGGGCCGACATGTCGGAGCAGTACGCAACCATCCAGGCCGGCCGCATGCTCAAGCGCGCCGACATGGAGGCGATGAACTACAAGATCGCAGGCAACACACTGCTGCGCAATCTCCGCAAGACCAATGCCGCCGCCCGTGCTAGAGCCGCTGCGTCCGGGGTGGCGCTCGGCGAGGGCAGCATCCAGGGCATCCAGACGGCGAACGTGCAGGCTGTGATGCGCGACGTGGACATTGCCGAGCTCAACGCGCTGACGGCGCAGGTGCTCGGGTTCGAGGATGCGTCGGCCATGTTGCAGTCGACAGAACTGCAGGCGACCCTTTCGCGCTTCCAGGCCCAGCGACAGGCAGGTGGGCTTGAGTTCGCTGCAGCCACTGCTCGCCGGACTGGCGGTCTACTTGCTGGCGCGACGTTGACACAAGGCCTTATTGGCGCTGCGAGGACGCTCTGATGGCGACGATGCTCGAATCCGGTCAGATCATGTTGCGCGGTGCGCAGGGTGGCGTGCCGATGGCGCAGCCGCAGATGCAGGTTGCCGAGCCGATCGCCGCACGCGCTGCAGCCCAGCAAGCAGGCACGCTGGCGCAGATGCTCGACCGCATGAGCGAGAGCGCGTTTCAGCAGGCCGGCAAGCTCGCGCAGCAGGAGGCGCTGCAGTTCGCCGCCGACAACCCGATCACGCCGGAGCAGATTGAGCTCGCTAAGAACGGCGCGACGATCGTCCCTGGCCTGGCTGGCAATATCTACACCGATGCGCTGCGCAAGGCCCGCGGGCTGCAGCTGGCGAGCCATTTTGAGATCGAGGGACGCAACGAGCTCTCGAAGATGCTGACTGAGATCCAGAGCGGCAAGGCAACTGGCGAGCAGATCAGCCAGAAGATCGCCACGTTCACCGATGGATACAGCAAGGCGCTGGCCAGCCAGGATCCCGAGGCTGCCATCAAGTTTCGGGCGACGATGGCCACGCACGGCAACACCGTGCTGAATGCGGCCTACGAAGCGCAGATGAAGCGCGAGCAGCAGCAGAAACTCATCAAGCTGGACATGGACATCGACAACGTCGGCAAGCTGCTCTATGCCGCTGCGACGCAGGTGCCCGATCAGTTCGATGCGCTGGCTGACATTCATCGCCGGAACATCAGCACCACCGCGTTGACGCTTGGCAACCTCGGCGTGCAGAAGGAATACAGCGATAAGTTTGAGAAGATGGTCAGGGCCG